CTCTCGCTTGACGTTGGAGACGCCACGCTCGAACGCGGCGCTGTCAAGCCCAAGCGTTACCCGGAGAGAACCAACGGTCGCCTGCATGAGATCACCCCTTGGCGTTCAAGCGCGCGTGCCAGCGTATCGCGGCGGCAAGCATCTCATCCGGCGTCTGGCTTTTCTTGCGCTTGGAGGGAATAAGCGTTTCCAACTTCGGCATTTTCTTGACGCGGGAAAGCGCAGCGGCATGCCATGCGGTCCACGCGGCAAGCTGTTGCTCCCGCTCAAAACGGCGGCGCGCGCCCTCCATGCACGCCGCGATTTCGCGCGGCGTCAGGCCCCAGAAGTGCGCCGGGTCAAAACCCGCCGCGCACCATTCTGTAAGTTGCGTCAGGAACCGGCCGCCGCCGTGGGAGGGTTTCCACCGCCCTCCACCGACATCGCCGCGCCAAGCGCGCCCGCCACAAGCTCGACTGCGGCCTTGACTCCCAAGGCGTCCAAAATCACTCCCGCGTCCTTGACGTCCTTGACCTCGGGATGGTGATCTTGCAGGCTGGCCCAGACGAACAGCCGAACCGTGGTCAGTCGATTGAGGTCAAGATCGGACACAGCCGAGCCGGTCGCCTCTTCAATCGCGCACAGCGCATTCATGGAGAAGCACAGCCGGTACGTTTTCCCGGCCGCCTCAAACGTCACTTCTGTCGGCTTCATTACGTGGCCAGCCCAATCGTCTTCGAGCCAGTCACTTTCATTGTGAAGCTCGCAGTCATTTTGTCATCGATGGGGGCCGACGGCGTGTAGTTGGTTGCAATGCCGTCGAAGACCCACTGCCACGAATTCGGCCACGTGATCCGCACGCGGACCACTTCCCCGGACGCATTGATTTCCTCCAGGAACACGTCGGTTGCGTTCCCGGGGATGAAGTTCAAATCGAACTGGCATTCACCCGGATCGATCAGGCCCACCACGAATTCGCGCGTCCGATCCGGCGAGCCGTAGTGCGTGACATCGATGATGTCCACATTCGACGACGGCGGAGTCGGGAGGTTCGACACCTCCGCAAGCGTGGTGTAATTCAGGCCGCCGTCTCGCGAGATCGCGAGTAGCGTGCCATAGCCAATCATAGCGTCAGACATCGCCCGTCTCCTATTCGGTGTAGTGGATCATGTAGTCTGAGGAAATGCGGAACAACGGGTTGACATCCCCGGCGTCCATTTCGGTCAGGTCGCGTTGCGCCATAAGGAACATGCCCTGAAACACCCCGCCGCTGTGACCGCTGAGAACGGCGTCGATTACCCGCGCCGTGACTTTCGCGTCTTTATAAGCCGCAGCGTACACGTCGACTTGAACGCGAGCCGCCGCATGCCCGGTGTTGCCCTGCATGTCGTATGAACGATCAAGGCTGATGACGTTCAGTACCGCGTAATGCGTCGCCGCTTCGGCTTGCGGCTTGCGGCCGAAGTAGACGCGCTGGGATAGACGGGCGCTCACCCCGGCGTTGGTGACCAAAAGCGCGATCAGTTCTTCTTCCATGGCTATGCCTTGAGGGCAGATTTTGCGGCGGCGCGTGCGGCGCGTCGTTCGGCGCGTGCGACGGCCTTCTTGATTTCGGTGGCGAGGTCATCTCTCAAACGGACCAAGGCGTTATCCTTCTGCCCATCCCACGCGGGCCGCATGTAAGGCTGCGCTGGCATTTGACTTGAGCCGAATTCGATTAGGTGCGCGTAACGGATCACGCCGACGCCGGTGCGAGGCCCTACGTGCACCTCGACAATGGAAGACGATCCCTTTGCGCTGCGGCGGGCGGCGCGCATGGCGCTTACTGCGGCGTCCTTGCCGAGACCGCCCGCCATGGCGGCGGCATATTCCGCCTTGCCCACGGAATTTTTGGCGCGAGGGGAGGCGACAATGCTTAGGGCCAGGTTGCCCTGCCGAACCGGGGCCAGCCTTTCTGCTTGCTCGCGAACAGGCTCCGCCGCGCGCCGCAGCGCCCGGATGGCGACGTTCCGAGCGGTGGCGCGGCTCATATCAAGCAGCGCGGATTCAAGCTCCTTGAAGCCTTCCACGCGCATGCTGACTTTCATCAATCCGCCCTCCGGGCCGCCGTGATTTCAAGGAAGCGGTTGCGCCCGCCCATCTCCTTGACACCCGCGATGTTCCAGACATCGCCATCGTACAAAAGCCGATCCTTAGCGGTAACGGTTCGGGTTAGCGCGGACGACCGGATCACGAACCTCGATTGCATCGAAGCCCCGACCTGTTGCGCCGCAAGCAATTCGCGGTCTGACAGATCGGTCTTTCCGGCGGCGACGGTGGCGAGCGCCGACCACGTTTCGACCGCGCCGTTAAATTCGTCGTACGTGACGGCGGCGCGCTCGATGGTGAGGCGATCGTCGAGATCGCCTGTCTTGATCATTACTTCTTCACCTTCACGAACGCCACAGACAAGGCCGTGACGGCAGAATAGGTAAGGCTCACCTTGCTAAGGTCGCCGCCATTGCGGAAGATCACGGGAAGCGGCGGGATAACAACCTGGCCACCTGCCGGGACAGACCGAACGATGTTCTGCTTCGCGAGAGTCCCCTTGGTGCGATCATCGACTGACGTGTTGGTCGGCGGAACGTTCACGGTCACACTCTGCGCCGCAGTGTGATTGTTTTGCACGATAATGCAGACGTCCGCCGCGTAGACAAATTTGTCGCCCGCGACGTCGGCGTTATGGAAGGTCATCACCGTTCCGCCTTCGGCGAAAGCGGCCTGTACTGCGCGGTCTGCCATCTTCGGCTCCTTTGGGTTTTAAACAAAAATGGCGCGATACGGCGCAAGCAGCGCCGTAACCGCCATGGGCAATTCTGCTTGCGGTTGTCCAACCGCCTCGCGATTTTCGTACCAGTGCGAAACCAGCATAAGAATCGCATGGCGGATGGCGTCCGGCACGGCAGCCGACGTGCCGCCGTAACCCGCGATGAAGCGAACGCGAACCGCGTTCACCGCCTCAATCGTCGCTGGCCAATCGTCCTGAGAAACAACCCACGCGGTCGGGCTTGCTGCGTCCAGAATGTAGCTTGTCACCACAAGGGACTGTGCCGCCCCGCTCGGGTCGTCGTAGTTGACGTCGACGATGGATTGCACTGGCCCCAAGTCGATTTGAATTTCATCGGGCGGGAACGCATCAAGCGTGAGTTCCCATGTCTGGTTGATAAGGCACCTGTTGAGAACTCCGGCGCGCGCGTCTAGATAGCTTGTCGCCGCCGCGATCAGGCGATTGAGAATGGCGTCATCATCGGCGTGATCTACCCGGCATTGCGCCTTGGCTTCTGCGAGCGTGACCGGGAATGCGGCGGGCGGCGTGATCAACCTGTAACCCATGTCAATTCACCCGCGCCTGTGTAGACGGTGGACGCCGTGCCGCTTGCGTATTGAACCGCCGCACGCGCGAACGCCGGCGCGGGCCTGCGGGCGAAAAGACGCTGGCCGCGAGCGTTGCCACGTCCCGGCTTTCTGTGGCCGCAAAAGAAACCGTCAAGCCCAAGAGCGCGGTGAACGCCGCAACGTCCGCCGCCTCGGTTGCGGCGAGCGTTGCGACATGCGAGGCGTTCGCCGAGATTGCCGCGACGTCCGGGCTTTCCGTGGCAGCGAGCGCCGCCGTGGTGACGTTCCCAATCGAAGCTGTAATAGCCGCCGTATCGGGCGCTTCAACCGCCGCCAAGGTTGCGACATGCGCTGCCGTGACGACAAAGGCCGCAACGTCTGCGGCTTCTGTCCCCGCCAGCGCGGCGGTGTGCGCTGCGCTGGCAAGGATCGCGGCGACGTCTGCGGCTTCGGTGGCCGCAAGCGACGCTGTGACGGTGCTGCCGACGGTGGCGGTGATCGCCGCAGTATCGCTTGCCTCGGTCACCGCCAGCGTGGCGGTATGCGCCGCCGTGAGGGTCACCGCCGGGATATCCGGCGATTCAGTTGCGGCGAGCGAAACGCTTAGAGTGCTGCCGACCGTGGCAGCGATTGCCGCGATATCACTTGCCTCGGTGGCGGCAAGCGTCGCGACATGCGCTGCGGTCAGAGAGACCGAGGCAACGTCCGGCGATTCGGTTGCGGCAAGCGACGCCGTGACGGCGCTGCCAACCGTGGCGGTGATCGCCGCGATATCGCTTGCTTCCGTGGCGGCAAGCGACGCCGTGACAGTGCTGCCGCCACCCGCCGGGGCAACAATCGGCAGAAGCCCAAGCTCGGCCTGCGCGCCGTCAAAAAGGCGGCGGGTTGCCATGCGTCAGACCTCTGCCAAGATGATTGATCCCGCTACTGACTGGGCGACGTTGCCAATGCCAAAGATCGACAGGCAGGCGTCCGGATGCACCTCTGCCAGCGCGCCGATAAAGCCCCCGGTGGAGATCGCGTCAAACACCTGCGCCCCTTGGAAATCGTTCATGGCGAGCATCGCCAGCGGTTTATACAGGCAGACACCAAAGTTGCCCGCCGTGCTCGTGGTGCCCGCCAGTGTCACGCTTTCAACAGACCGCACGCCGGTATCCCCCGCCTCCAACGGAATTGCAATCATCCGACCCGCCGCCGCATTCCCCGTGTTGTTTACGCCAATTGCCGTTGCCGGGCTGATCCGCCCCGGCGTTCCGGCCTGATTGGTGTAGCTGACCGCTACAGTTGTGGCGGTGTTCCCTATGGTGGTGAAAATGCAAAGCCCGGCCATCACGCCTTCGCCAGAGGTGAACCGGGTCAGGGGCGTTGTCGGCAGGTTTGTCGTCTGCGGCGTCGTAACTGTGCCCGACAGCCCCCCGGATATGTTGAGCATGTCCACAAGGATAACAGCCTGCCCGCCGATGCCTGATGGATTGAGGCGCGCCCCCATGATCGAGAGCCTGCCCCCGCCGACCGCAGGCATCGGGCCGATGCTGTGGTCGCTGGTGCCGTCCAGCGCCACGCTTGCGGTCGGGGTCGCCGGGGCGGGCAGAAAGACGCGCGATGCAAAGCACAAACGCCCCGCGAACGCGAACGTCCCCGACATCTGGAAATCTGCAAAGCGGTTTTCGCCTAGCTTTGCGAGATAGTCGTCATAATTCGCAAGCGCCACATCACTTCTCCACGAAACCAAGTGCGCCGAACAGTTCGGTCGCGGTCGCTGTGCCTGGAATAAAGAGCAAAGACAGACATGCGTTCGGGTCGATCATGGGTATACCCGGCAGTCCCGTAGTGTAGTCACGCCACCCCATAACCCCCGCTGACCCGACAGGAATCACGGCCAAGGGCCGGGCAATGGTGATGCCAAAGTTTCCCGCCGTGCCTGTTGATGCAGTGAGTTGAACGCTTGCAATTGCCCGGATGCCGCTGTCCCCCGCCGCCAGCGGAATACGCTGCGCCCGCGTTTCTTCGCGGAAGCCCGTCGCGCCGATGTTGATAGCGCTGGTCTGACCGGTGTTCCCGTCTTGGTCGGTATAGGTCATTGTCAGGGTGGTGCTGGTGGTGCCCAAGAGCGAGTAAACCTCATAAAAGGCAAAGTTCCCGGCCCCGCCCGTATTACGTGTCAGTGCTGGCGTCGGGGTTGTGCCCTGCACCGTCTGGGCGGTTGTCACGACGCCCGACAGCCCGCCGATGTGAAACAGCCGGTCGTAAAGCACAAAGACACCCGCGACCAAGGGGGCAATGGCCGCGCTGATCAGGTGCTTGTCCCGCGCCCCACCAGGGGCAGAAAACGGAACGGCTCCTGCCGTTGTGCGAGTCGGGATTTCCCCCACAGTCGGTGTCGCGCCGCCCGCAGGCATCCCGTCATAGCGCCACAAAGAGCAGCCCCGACCAGCAACCGGGGCCGTCGCCGCCACGCCCGCCACCCGTGGCACCTTGTGGAAGAACAGGTTATCCGGCGTGCCGTTATTGCCGCCGGTCTGCCGATTGATCAGGTCCGACAGGTCATCAAGCGCGGCCATCAGTTGCCCCCCCACGAAATGCCGCGCGCCACGGCGTCCACCTTTGCCGCCACGATCAGCGCCGAAAGATTGTCCAGGTTGACCCCGCTGGAATATTCCAGCCCGCCCGTGGCAATAGGCTCAATTTTAAAGCGACCATCGTCAATGACAATGCGCCAGTCCTGGCTGCTGACCGTATAGAGCACACAACCGGGCTGGGTCGTGACCTCAATCGTCAGGTTTCCTGCTTGCAGGGTCATGAATGCACTTCCTTACGCGGGGATTGAAATGGTGAACGCCGCGACCGTCACGCGCCGGTTGTCGTATTATAAGCCATCGCTCACCTGTCTTTTCAGGGCCACGCTATCAGGTCGACGGATGCGTGATCGTAGCGCCCGTAACCTGGACCGTCTGCCCCGACGTAAACGCTGTGCTTGAAACGACCACGTCTGTTCCGGACGTGCCCACGTTCAAGCCACTGACGATCACGGTGCCGGCGTTGTTCCTCAGTTCCGCAAGCGCGGCCGTTCCGGTCGCCGACGCCGTAGTCGATAGCGGCAGGCCCGCAAGCGTCAGGACGTTACCGGTCACAGTCGCCGGCGTGGTTTGAAGGTTGACCGTTGCGAGAACGCCGGTCGAGCCAGACAGCGCCGACGTGCCAATGACAAGCGTCGCGGCCGCAGCCCCAGTCGTCGGGATTGTTGGCGCGGTTGCGGTCCCGAGCGCGTTCAGAACAAGGTTGAGCCGGTTCGTGCGCAGAGAAGCGTTATAGATGACAGGCATGATTTACATTCCCTTGTTTTCGGGCGCGGCCTTGCGCGCTTTTGTCCCGGCGGGCTTTTCCGCCTTTTGCTCTGGCACGGCGTATCCGTGCGCCAGCGCGTAAGCTTCAACCTCGCCGGTCACGACGCCACCGGGCGTCAGGACAAGGCAATCGCCTTCCGGCAGAAAGAACCGGAAGCGCGTGGTCACAACGGCCATGATAGCTCCATAGAACATGGTGGGGCGGCCAGAAGACCGCCCCCACTCGCTCACCAATCAGGTGGTGGAAATACGCAGAAGCTTGATGGCCTGCGAATTCCGGATAATGCCGCCCACGCGCTTGCGAACATGGAACCGCACGAATCCCGGCGCGGTCACTTCATCGCGGGTGATGCGCATCCCTACACGGTCGACGATCAGATAGCCTTCCCGGAAATCGCCGAAAGCAACCGGGAAATTGTTCGCCGCCACCGCCGGCATGTCTTCGGCCTCGACAACCGGGAAGCCCGCGAACGTGCTCGGCTGGCCGAGCTGAAGCGAGGACTGCCACAGATACTGGTTGTCAGTCGCCTTGTACTTGCGCAGCGTGTTCAACACGGAACGCGAGACAACCCAAACCGCGTTAGGGCGGTACCGGGCGCGGAGCGCGTACACCATGTCAAGGAACGTGTCCGCCGAAGACGGCATCGCGGCCGCCGCGCCGCTCGGGACAAACTGCAACGTGCCGAACGCGCGCGTCGCGTCGCCGGTCACAACCGGCGTCGGACCAGCCAAGAAGCCGGTCGGCCTGTTCGTGCCGTTGCCGGTCACAAACGCAGTTCCTTCGCCCTGAGCGATGGCTTCCGCGCAAGTCTCCATCAACCACTGTTCGACATTGAAGAACAGGTCGTCGATAGACTCTTCGGTGGCCTGCGGATAGGCGTAAGCCGTGCCCATCGTCGGCGACCGCTCCGCCAGGTCAGAGGTGTTCGTCTGCGTCCTAGCCGAGCCTTCGCCAATCCATGCAAACGCAACGCCATTGATGTCGAAAAGCTCCTTGTAATCGGAGGTGCCGACCGAGCGGACAGTTGCGATCTGACGAATCGGAGAGATGTCAACCGAAAGCCGCGCGATGGTGCTTTCGATTTGCTCGGGCAGCGCAAAGCCACCCGCCGACCCGGTGGTGGTGGTCACCTGAGCGGCGCGCGATTCCCATCCATCATTGCCGGTCTTGGTTGCCATCTCCTTCTGTGCGCGGTGCAGGCGAACCTGCCGCTCGTGGTCAGAAGGGGCGCGCAGCCAAGCGCGAAGCGCCTCGCGATGCTCACGGGCTTCCGGGCTGTCAACCTGCTCGCTGCCGAACGCGTCGCGCCGCGCCGCGCGCGTCTCTGCAAGCTCAATGCGCTTCTTCACGTCTTCAAGGTCATTCAGCACCGCATCGATCTTGTCGAGCTTGGCGCGAGTCTCCGGCGTCACACCGCCCTTCTTGATTTCGGCGATCTGTTCATCGACCGCCGCGCGGTGAGCGTGAACTGCCTCGCCAATACGGTTGATCGTGCCCGCGATCTCCGAAAGAGCGGGCTTCTCGCTGATCCCATCCATGGGACTATCTCCTGAAATTGAGTGTTGCAAGCAGCCCGAGGGCTGCGGTTCCAACGCGCTCAACCTCACGAGCGTCCCGCTCGTCGGATTCGATGCGCTTCACCTGCGCCACGAAAGCGCGGGCCGCGTCACGCGAAAATCCGGCCGCATCCCGCAGCACGGTTTCCGCCTGACGAATAGTTGTGATCTTGCCGATGTCGGCGGCGCGAACCGCCGTCACGCGCGCGGCGGTGTTCGCAGGAAAAGTCACAAGCGAAACTTCCCACAGCTCAATTTCCCGCACCTCGCGCACGCCGGTTTCAGTGTTCCATTCCGCGCTCTTGGTCATGAAGCCGATGCTCAGGCCATTGATCGCGCCCATCTTGAGAAGCTCGTAAGCCTTGCTTCCGCCGCCGGTCGCCAGCGCCAATCGGCCCTTCATGTAAAGGCCGTTATCATCCTCGCGAATTTCGGACCAAACCCCGATAGGTTCGTTCGCATCGTGCTGCCACAGCATCGCGGGCATGGTGCCGGCCGCCCTGTGCGCGGCGATGGACGCGGCGAACGCGCCGGGCATCACAACGTCGTCGTAACTGTCCTGTACTCCGAAGACGGAGCCGTAGCCTTCAACCGCGCCGTCGATGTCCGCGCGCGCCTGAAATGAAAAGGCCCGCTGTTGGCGGGCCGAGACTGGTTCAATCATCTTGACTACCCTCCGACGGCGGATCGCCGCCATCTACAGACGCGGCGTCCCCGCCGCCTCCGGAATCGCCGCCCGCAATGTTCGCGGGCGACCAAAATTCATTGCCGCCGTCTACGGCGTCCATGCCAAACGCATCGCGGATTTCGTTTCGCGTCATGATCTGCATTTCGATCATCGTGCGCGCCCACTCCGCGCGGTCCTTCATCGACCCCTGCGTCAGATAGCGCGTGTCGAACTCGACATAGAGCGGGCCTTCACCGTCGAGAATGAATTCGTCGAGGCGCTGCCGCCAAAGCTCCAACCACGGCGCGAGCGTGTGCCGCTCGTGCGCCGCAAACATCGCTTCGGCGCTGGCGTAGGTCGCCGTCTTATCGCTATGGCCAATCATGATCGGGAAGACGCCGAACGCCCGCGCCACTTCCTCGACCTGAAACCGCCGCTGCTCCAAGTGCTGTTGATCGACGCCGCTCATTGCCATCGGCTTGTAGTCGAAGCCGTTGTCCAGAATGGCCGTGCCGTTCTTGTTGGTTGTCGTGAATTCTCGCCACGACGCCTTAAGGCGCTCGATGACCTCGACACTCAGTTTGTTTGGCGTGGTGAGCACGCCCGCCGGACGGCCCCCGTTAGCATGCAGCGTGGCTTGCGTGCGCTCGGTTGCAATGGACAGCCCGACCGCCTCCCGCGCCAGTGAAAGCGCGTCCATGCTCTTGACAAGTTCCCACCGAAGATTGGGAAGGTGTAAAACCTGTGCGGGACCAAACTCCTTGATCAACCCCCACTTGTCCCAACACCGATAGACAAAGTTGTGCCGGCCCCGTTCCTCGATCTGGAAATTTCCCGGCTGCACCGGGATCAGTTCGCGCACCCGTTTGTTGTCGCCCATGACCTTCACGGCCAAGGCGTCACCACACAGAACCGCGTGCATCGTCATCGTGCGGCGAAACTCGAAAGACGTCTGCCACTCGTTTGGCCGCCGCGCCAGAAGCCGTTGCTCCGGGATGTTCGCCGCCAACTCCCGCGCGCCGTTTGCACGCTCGCGATACACGCGAAGCTGCGGGGTTGCGCACCCGTCGGCGATCACCTTCGCGCACGCGAGCACAGCCGACACACGCAGCGCAGTTTGCAACGTGACGGCCTCTCCGGCCATCACCACGCCCCCCCATCCCGCGCCGTCCAGAAGCGCAACAATTTCGTCAAGCGACCGCGTTTTGCTTCGCGTCGACAGCTTCCCCATGCCGAAGAATTCGCGAAGGCCCATCATACGAACGCCATCGCTGCGCTTTCGAGGTAGGACGGGCTTTGAACGCTGTATTCCTCAGCCGCGATAGCCGCCGCCATTGCGAGCGCCACCATGCCGTCAATCCGCCCGTGCGACTTGTGCTTCGCCAGCTTCCGCCCCCCGGCCGCATTCGTTTCAATAGTCGCGTTTGCGGCGCACATGCTCAGCACCGGATGGTTCCCGTGCGCCAGCCGCTCGCCAAGCAACAGCGATTCGAGGGTCAGAAGCGCTGGCGACATGCTTTCAAACCCCTGCCCGAACGGCTTAAACAGCGCGTCCTCGCCGTCTAACTCTTCATCCGCGAACCCGACCCGCGCAAGCCAAGGCTTGAAGTGCCGGTAGTTCCACCGGTCGAACGCGATGCGCCTGAACGGATGTTCCCGGTGCATCGCCGCCAGCCGCTCCGCAACCCACTCGTACTCAATGGTGTTGCCCGGCGTCGTCTCGATAAAGCCGCGCGACGCCCACAAGTCATATGCCTGCCGATCCTGCCGCGCCCTCTCGGCAAGCCCGACCTTCGGAAGCCAGAACGTCGGCAGGGCCTGCCAGACGCCATCGACGTTTGCCACGCGCACCAAAGCGGTCAGATCGTTCACCGCCGACAGGTCAAGGCCCGCATACACCTCACACCCATCCCAATCATCGTTTACTTCCGCGCCGCACTTCTGCCAGACGATGCGCGACACGAACGGCGCGTTCATTTCAACACGGCGATTAAGAACAAGGTTCTCGTAATCCGGCTGCCGCGACGGCATCCGCTCGGCTGCATCACGCATGTCGAGCACTTCGCGCTCGTTCATGAAAACCCCAAACGCGGGGTTTGCCGCCTTGATCGCCTCTAGGCTGAACACGTCCAGTTCCGGCGGCGCGGTGTCCATCCGCAGAACTGTGCGCGAATCCGCGCCCGTCTCCGCGTCGTCAATCAAAATCGACAACAGGTCGCCATCGTTCGGCGATTGAGTCGAGATGATGATGGACAGCGGGCTGTCTTGCGCCGCCGTCGCCGTCTCCAAAGCTTCATAAAGAGCCGAACGAGGCCCCCGTACTTGGCCTAGCTCGTCGTGCACAATGAACGAAGGCGAGAGACCGAGGTTGTTGGACGCATCCGCCGACAGCGCCCGGTACAAGGTTCCAAGCTCGGAACAGTGAAGCTGCTTCGCCGTATCGCGGATGGTCACCACAGCCGAAAGGTCCGCCGACAACCGGACCATCTTCGCGGCAAGCTGAAACAAAATCGCCGCTTGGTCTCTCGACTGAGCGGCGCTGTTAAGTTGCGAGTTCGGCTTGGCCTCAGGGCCGCACAAGTGCAGCAACAGAAGCATCGCCGATTCGGTCGTCTTGGCGTTTTTTCTTCCCCGCGTGATGATCGCCCGTCGTGTCCCCGCAGGGTTGTCGTAGATTGCCTCGAAGTCTCCCCGCATATACGGCGCAACCTTAAGAGGTTGCCCAACAAACTTCCCCTCGGGAACCCTGAGGTACTTCTCTATCCACTCAATGTTTCGGCGCGAACGCCAATGAAGATCACGATTCCCAAGGTCGCTTTGCGGCCGTGGGCTTCTTTTTCGATTTGTCATAAGTTGCTTGCTGAGAAAGCCTCATCTTCGTCGCAAGCGAAGCGATAACCTGACTTTCGCGCTGCGCCATTTTCAAAAGGTCGCTGTATCGCCCCACATCAAACTCAGGCGACTTCATTTCAGCATCGATAAGCTGCGCCACCCGGCGCGCCGTTACCACATGGCGACAGTACTGCGTTAGGATCGGCCACGTCTCGCGTGGGAACCAATCCGCCGGGAGCCGGTCAACCACCGAGCGCCACTCATCCGCCTGCTCATCGGTAAGATCGTAGGGCGCGTCAGGTCGCGCCATGACCTGAACCGCCGAAACCGCGACAAGCTCCCCGCTTGCCGCAGACTTTCGCCCGCGAGCCCCCATGATTTTCGTCCTGTCTGTGCAAATCTAAGCGGTAAACTGGAAAAAAGGCCGTTTATAGTTTTTCACA